CATCTACAGATACAAGAATATCTTCGTCAGTGCCAACTGCTTCATCTAATGTAAATGCAGTTGTTGATCCATCACCAGAAAAAACTGATGCTGCTCTTGGTGTAACAAATCGATCAACTGTAGGATTACCAATATAAGGCATATTATGTTATCTCCATATAACTCATTATAACAGATACTTTATCTGCCACTGAACAAGCCACTTTGATTATATCTCCTGCGTTAAGTATTATTTTATTACCAGCCATTATCTCAACTGTAGAACCAACTGGCAAAGGAATATCTTTTACAATATGTGCCTCTGTATTTTGTGTTTGACTTGTTTGTGTTGTAGTAGACGTAAGTTTTACTGTAGCAGTGACTTGTGCCGTATGCACATTAGCTAATGTCATTCCTATGATAACAACAGTGCTTCCAGATTGTGTTGTGTAAAGTGTTTCATCAGTGTTTGCAGACGCTGACATCACATCTCTTGTTATAACTTTGAATGTATTCGCCATAATATTATCCTAACGCTATTGCTAAAGCTGTTGCCTCATCTGATGCTTCTGTTAATGTTATTGCAGATATGTCGCTTCTTGTTTCTGCTGCACTTCTACCCTCTAATCCGTTTGCTGTGAATCTTGCAAAGTCATCATCAGCAACACTTGCATGATCTATCTTTACAGCATTTGTGTTAGCTATACCAAATGTTAATGATGCCTGACCACCAATATCTGATAGCACCTCACTTGCTGACCTACCTTCGATAGAAGTTCCTGCAACTCTAAGAAAATCATCATCTGCTACACCACTAGTAAATATAGGTATGTTAGTATCAGATATTCCAAAAGTGAGTGCCGCTTGACCACCTATGTCGGACAGTACTTCAGACGCACTTCTACTTTCCAATCCATTAGCAGTAAATCTAGCGAACTCGTCATCCGCAACGCTTGAACTGTCTATCTTAACTGCGTTTGTATTTGATATTCCAAAAGTTAAACTAGCTTGACCACCAATGTCAGATAAAACTTCACTAGCTGATCTACCCTCTATTGAAGTTCCGTCTACACGCAAAAAGTCATTATCTGCTACACCAGATGTAAATTTTGCTACGTTGGTATTAGAAATACCAGTGTCTAATGTTGCAGCTGTGCCCAACCCCAAAGATGTTCTAACTGTTGCACCAGTTTCTAAAACAAAATTAGACCCGTCACCTACAATAAAACCACTGTCTGTTACCGCCAATCCAGCAACATCCTGTAGTTGTGCATCTAATCTTGCATTTGGCACAGTGCCACTTGATAGGTTAGAGGCATTTAATGCAGTTAAATTACTACCATTTGCTGCAACTATATTCCCACTTCCATCTAAAAATACTGTCTTTGACGCTGGTAATGTGCAAAAAATAGTTTTAGTTCCTGCGCTAAAGTTTACTGCGCTATCACTATTTGAACTACTTATAACTGTTGTTCTTGTTATTGTAGTCGAGTCACCATTAAGTGTACCTAAACCAACCTCAAACTCTGCTGTACCAGGCAATGTCACTGCGTAATATGTTGTATTAGAATTACCAACTCCAGTGCCAAAAGTTTCAAATCCAGTAACTGCACCAGCTAATGTTAAAGCACCAGTGCCAGTTGTGGTTGTTGTTTCTTTAACTCTGTCGTTTATTACTAACGCCATTATTTCAACTCTATAGTTAAGTTGTTTGCATTAATTCTAAATATATCACCACTAGCTATCGCTTTACTAGCATCTAAAGCACCTACAAAAAGTATGTTACCACTGCTTGATGCGTCTGCGATAAATACATGTGTAATGGTGTTGTCTGTTCCACCAGACGCTGGAAACTCTATGTTAGCTGCGTTCTTTGCAGTTTGTGTGTCTGTTGAATCAGCACCTATTGTTGTCCAGTTTGCTGCAGTCACTTGTTGCCTTGCATAATTTGTAAAATTTGCCTCTGTTACAGATCCAGTTTCTGCTGCACTCACTGCTGTTGCAAGTCCAACATAAATACTATCACCAGGGGATGAAAAACTAAGAGAATTATTTTTAAATAAAAAATGTAGTATTCTTCTCTCTAGATAATTAGTTGCTGCATTTGCTGTTGCCATTTTTTACTCCTATGTCCTTTGCGCTCTTGGAAGTCCTTGTCTATAAGCATCTTCGTTTTCTCTTGCCTCACCGTAATCTTTTAATCTAGTAATCTGATCTACAAATCTTTTTTCATACTGTTGTATCAGATCGGGCTCACCTTTCATAAATATATAAGCGTCAACTAAAGATCCAAACAACAAAGCAAATGGCGCATTTGTGCTTAACCATGTGGTTCCACTTTCTGCGCCTGCTGTTAGACTGGTAGGTCTATAATAATAATGTAATTCAAAAGTATAATTACTATTAGGAGTTGGTGCTACTATAAAATTGTTGGCATCAAATTGTGCGTAGAACCTTGGTGCCCCTGTTGATGCAGAGCCATTAAAAGCTTCTTGTAAAAAATTTACATCTTTTTGTAACAAAAAATCTTCACTACCAGCAGTTGTAAGTTGAAATGAAAAAGAAGCAAGGTAGTCATTAGGTATGGTAACAAACTTATCATCTGTAGATAAAGCTGATGTTACATTTTTTCTAAATATTTCTAAGTCTACATTTTTAAATATTCTCTCTTCTGCAGCCTTAATGAAATCAGATAAGTGATTTACAAATGTTGTTTCGCTATTATCTGTATAATCTTGTATTGCTGTTTTTAGTTGTGCAAATGTAAAACTCATGATGTTATGCTGACAGGACCTGCAGTAGCAAAGTCTCCGCCTCCCTTTATATTTCCTGTTGTTGATGATTCAGCAACAGTGAATGTGTATGTATCAGATGTTACAACTGTAATGCTATAGCCACTAGAAAGTTCAAGTGCACTTTTTGAAAGACCATCAAATCCTGTGCATGTTCTAAACCTTACTGTATCTGATGTTGATCTTCCATGAGCAACTTCAGTTACTGTCACCACTGTGCTACCGCCACCTGCAACCGCAGATGTAAATGGATTATGTACTAAAACACGCTCCACATCTGGCTCTGATCTTTGATCTGGTCTTGGATCGTTTAAAGATTGCGCATCTTCTGCTTTAACTCTGCCTATAAAGTTTTGAGGATGATCTTGATCTACCATATCTTTACCAACACGAAGACCATTTCTAACACCATTACGAAATTCGTATACTAGATCTGCAAGATCATATCTAAAACCAGATCTATCACAAAATCCAAATGCGTATTTACCTCTTGCTCTTGCCATTCTTTATCTCATAAAAGTATTCATCTGTTTCACCAAGTCTAAACTTTTCTGCATTTTCTACCTGATACTCTATTGTACTAACTTTAAAGTCAGGCTGCAATGGTTTCTCAGGAGATAATGAATTATCATACATCCTTGTTCTATTGTTTGGATATAAACAATACTGACCATTGCTAAGTTCTATAAGATTATTAGACTTGTGTTCTGCTGGTCTTTCGCTAGTACTATAATCTATCTGATCACAATCGTAGTGATAGTTATCTAAGGTGCATATGTAAGATCCTTTTTGTACCCCAAAGTCTCTTGTATACACCTCAAACTCCATTGTAGATATAAATTGCTTCTGCACTGCTACAACTCCATAATCCATGCAATTCCAAAACTGCAAATTAGGTAAGTCCAAATCAGGGTCTGGTGTTTTTGGTTCTGAAACAAATGCTGATATTGGGAGCTTATCAAACATTGCGCCATAGTCAGGTAGGAATGTTTCAAAGTAGAAAGCACGACCAGGAATTGATTTAGCCGATATCCATACTCCTTTGATAAACTCACCATGACTGTCATCCAGATCCCTTAAATATTCTTTTCTGACCCAAACCTCTATAGAGGGTAAATTACAAATTAATCCTGCCATTACATTACTTTGAAATTAATACCTCTCATAGCTGCGCCACCGCCTCTCATCTTCATAACTTTACCACCCTTTTTCATGTATCCCATTTTGTTACGAACTTCTGTGGGCAACTTTCTTAAACCAGGATTTTCTCCAGCAGATGGTAATGGTTTTAATGATCCACCCTTTGCCTTTTTCTTGACATTTTTCATAGCTTCCCGATTAGCCCTTGCTGTTCTTTTGCTAAACTCTCTGTTAAGCGATGTGGTTTTATCAGCTCTAAATGGATCTTTTTTCTTGGTTTTCTTTTTAGTTTTACCAATATCCATTCCGCCTCCACCCATTAGATCTCTACCTTTTCTTGTAGGTTTTATTACTATTGGCATTATGTTCTCCTTGCTTTTCTTCTAGCTATTCTACCAGCAGCACCAGCTAGTTTCTTTTTTTGTGGCGGCTTGGCTGGCATTGGTGGTCTTTTCTTTGGCATAGCTACTTTTGTAGGTGTTTTCTTTGGTGCCTTCCCTGCCATCTTAGCCATTTGTGTTTTAGTCATACCAGAATAAGGACCTCTTTTTGATGTTCCCACATCTTTCTTTCTACTCATTAAGCTAGTAGCTGCATAAGGCAATTGTAATGTTGCACCTGCTCTTATCTTATTGACATCTGTAATTTTAGGATTTGCAGCTTTTAATTGTTTTAATGTAAATCCTTTGTTTTTTGCTATTTGTGATAATGTATCACCGCTTTTTATTTTGTACTGTGGCATAATTTAACTCCCAAAAAATGTGTTATATGGTACAAATCTAGCAGAGGCGTTTTCAGTATCTTCACCTGCAGCTAGTTCAAATTGAAACTCGTATTCTTGTTTCAATGCATTGACCCTGTCGTTTACCTCTGGTCTCTTCATGGCAACATAGTAGGCAAGACCAGAAACTAAGCAGGGGACAAACCTTGGAGGAATAAAGGCAGTTGTAGTTCCTGATATTCCAGAGGATATTCCGTCTATGCCTACTATTCTGTAATAAAACAAAGTATATGTTTGTGTGCTGTCTGGCACTGGATAAAATGTTACATCTACTTTGTTACTTAATCTTTGTATAAATATTTGTGTTGGTCTTCCTGTAGTGTTTTTATTAGCAGTTTGCGCATATGTAGAAACACTTATTCTAGTTAAGTTTGTGTCTGTTTGATTTGTTCCTGTGCCTGTTCTTATTTGATGTTCTAACAAATCAACAGTGTCTGTAGGCAATGTATATGTGGCAGTTCCTGATGACAATGTTTCTGTGCCCTCTGCTATAGTCCAAAGGTTTAGTCCTCTATTCTGCCACTCTGATGTAAGTATGTTAAAAGATCTTCTTATAGTTTTTAGGTCATAACCAGTTTTCATATCAAGACCTGCTCTCTCATAAGCCTCTTGAAATATTTCTGGTATATCTGGTGTTACTGCTGCCATTTATGTGACCTTTCTATAAGCTCTCGTCTTTCGAGCAATCTTTTTGGGCTGTTTAGAAAATTGTTTACCTTTTCTAGTTGCCTTGCGTTTAGCAGCCGAAGAACGGGCGTATTCAGAGGGCGAAAGAGCCTTAATTGCTTTTTCAGGTAAGTAACGCTCGCCAGTTGCCTTTGGTCCCTGTGTACTAGGTTTACCACTTTTTGTTCGCCACTTCTGTTTACCCCAAGCCTTTAAGCTCCTTTGTGATTTTTTTAAAGCCATTTACTTTACCTTTTTTGCTTTTCTAATAGCTTCTTTACCTTTTTTAAATATACTAGCCACCTGACTCTTACCCATCACCTTTGCCCTTTGTTCTCCCACTGTAAGTATTTGTATCTTACGAGCATAAGGTTTGTTAATCTTTTTTACCTTTGATACCGTAGCTCTTGCATCTGCTGGTGTTGCAAACTTGATACTTACTGTATCTCTAGGATTTTCATCTGTATATAGTCTCCTTCCGCTACCCTTTGGTTTTTTTCCTGTACCAACTTTTGGATCTCTCTTTTTCATTTTTTATTCATCCAAGCTGTGGTGCCCATATATGCACCCACGATGCCTGCGCCTGAAATGTAAAAAAGTGAAGAAATTTCTGCAAGTGCATTTATTCTTTCTATACTAATAAAAGGCATAAACATCATAAAAGTAAATAATCCCATAGCTATTAAAGTATACCTTGCCATTCTTAGTTGAGCAAGGTTCTTGCGAAGTATCGTTTCTGTTTCTTTTATTTCTTTCATATTAGCAAGCTCTGCATCAGAAACCACACCATCGCCATCTAAGTCGTATTCATTATATTTGCTTGATGTTTGTAATTTTTTCTGTTTTGTTTTCATTTATTTTTAACCGCACTGTTCAAAGAATCAATAATATCATCAATATTGGGCTCTTTTTGCCACGGATTGTAAACGCATTTAAATTTGCGTGGACACCAACTTTCTATCATCATCTCGTATGTTTTATTTCCTCCTATATAAATACACGCCATCATGCCACTCTTTGATTTGATTCTTTTAGCAAGTCTACAAGTAGTGTATTTTTTTTTTTAATTTTACCTTGATGTATTTTTTGTTGTCTAGTGTAATCCTTTGGTTTGTAAATATAACCCTCAGTCATATGTAAATAATTTTCTGCTCTTGATTCTTTAATCCATATACTTGCAACTAAAACAGCAAACCCACCCACAATACTTACAACTATTAGCCAAGCAATACCCTCACCTATTTGTCTTCGAAGTTGTTGTTGCTTGTAAATTGTTTGTTGTCGTTCTTTTCGTATCTGACCTTCCATTTTTAAAAGATCATCATATGCTTGAGGTCCGTATGTCATATTCAAAAACATTTTCAACTCGTACCTTTGCTCTTCAAGTTTTTTCTTTGCAGCATATGCTGAGAGAGCTGCCTCTTCAATTGACCCTGCTTTAAACAACTTACCAAATAAGGGAGGATTCTTTGCTTGTTTTTCTGCATTGTCCACATCTGATACAGCTCCCATCCATCTTCCAATATCTCCAGACATTTGTTCAATATCACGACCTACTGCAAATCCTTTCTTGATTGCATCAAATGCTTTTGAAGCCACTCCTACGGCTAATGATATTGTTGCTGGATCTATTGCTCAACTCCCTTAACCTCTATACCCACCACCTTTGGCTTTGTATTGTTTAGCAAGCATTTGCGCTTTTCTAGCTGACCACTGACCAGGTGCCCCACCTTTACCGCCTGCCTTTATTCTATTAAACAAAGCTTTTCTCATGGTTGGTTTTGTGTAGTTACCTGCTTTGTTAACTGTGCTTTTTGTTTTTCCACCCTTATTCATTTTTTTTGTAATGTCACCACCAACAACACGCTTGCCTCTTCTTCCTGTCATAACACCCAGACTAGGAGGACCCATACTAAATGCACCAAACTTAGAAGTTTGACTTCTTTTCTTTCTCTCTAGTGTTTTTTCAAACTCTGCTGCATCTTTTTTTTGTTTTTCTAGTCTATCAAGTGTTTTTTGTAACTCACCTTTAACTTGAGTTCCAGGTGGAGTTTTTCTCATTTTTGCAGGTTTGTTTATTTTTTTCTTAGCATCTGATTTTTTCTTACTTGTAATGGCTCTTCTTTCTGCAGGAGAAGCGCCAATCTTATCCATGTTACCACCATTTTTCATTCTACTAAGGATGCCACCACGCTTCATACCGCCAGAAGATGAACTTGAAGATGTTGAAGATGAAGAAGAAGCTGGACCATCATCTAAATTCTTTGCAGATCTAATGATGTTTAAATCTTTTCTGTCATCACCTGTAGATAAAAATCCACCTGTTTTTAGTCTCATTGGCTTCTTCATATTACACTCCTATGTGCTAATAGCTTCCATTCTTTCACAAAGTCTCTCTGCTCTCTTAGTTACTTGATCATACCACCTTGAACTGCGCATCTCAGCCGCTGCAGATTTCCAATCTCTTTTATTTACATTTTCTCTCATGCGAATAAATTTGGATAAACGAGGTCTGCCTAGATTAAACATCATATTGGCAATAATTCTTTTTGCCTCTTCAGGTAAGTCATCAAAGTCATCGTATAAAACTTTACATTCATTTATTGTTGTCTGTATGTCTTTGTCAAATAACTCATTGACTCTTTCTTCAGAAACTTCAGTGCCCACTGGTTTGTCGTACTCTTCATCCCACTCTGTCAGAAGGTGCCCAATTCCTACAGTCTTCAGATTTAAGTGGTCTAAATACACAGAGTGCACACAACCCTCATCTCTTTTTAGTTCTTCTCTTAACTTGTCAATATCCATTATCTCATAGAGCCTTTTGTTTTACCTTTAGTAGCCAAGCCATCAATAGGTTTAGATCTTTTCATCATACCACCCATCATCATTCTCTGCATTTGATTAGCACCTGTTGCTGCCACAGAGCTTTGTCCTGCTTGAGGCATTTGTGCTGATGCCATTTCCATTTGTCTTTTTTTTCTTTTATCTTTTTGTTTTCGTGCAAAAGCCATTGGTAATATTCCGCCTAGCCCTGACTCTGCAAGTTTCATTAATGGTTTTTTCCCAATAAGTTCAGGCAACAAACCACCACCAAGTACTCCACCTAAATTTTTCTTTTTTACAGGTTTTTTCTTTTTATTAAGTATTTTTCTTTTTGTACCTTTATCAGAACCCATTTTTTCACCAATGAATTTTTTTCTCATTCTTTCTCTGTTACCCTTTAGACCATACATGGTGCCACCTTTCATTTGTTGTCTCATGGAAGCTCGACTAATCAACACTTCCACCTACGTCTTGCTTGTCTTAATCTACTGTTAGGATTCTTTGCAGCCTTTGGAAACTTTTTCATTTGACCAGCAGATCTGGCGCAGAAAGACTTTCTTCTTTTAGCATCTTTGCTGCCAGGCTTTACTTTGCCAGTTACTGCGGTCTTAAGTTTACTGCCAGGGTTTTGCCTTCTATATTTAGCTACACCTTTTGCGGTCATACCAGCGCCCTGTTTAGTGGGTCTTTTATCTCCGCTTTTTATAGTGAAGCCCTTTAGGCTACCCTTTTTCTTAGTGCTAGGCATAAAAGAATGTCATCATATCGATAGTACCTATCGTATAATTGACAACAAAACCATTTTCAAACAACACACCATCCTCTGGTATTGTTCTGTCAACAGTTGTGTTATCAGTTCCAATAGTTCTTGATTTAAACAAGATTGTACCATCTTCTGGTGCGCCATTATAAAAGTTTATAACTCCAGCACTACCACCTGAAACAATAGAGAAACCTTTTAACCTAACTCTGTTACTGCCTAAAACAGCTTGAGCTGCAAGAGTTCCTGAACCAACTGATACGTTAGCCGCATACTGCGCTGAACAAGTGGCACTACTAACTGTCTTAAATAGTTTTGTGCCTGCCACAGTTTCTGCTGAACCTGTTGATGTAATAACTTCTGTCATAGAATCACCAAAAACATCGGTGCCTACTATGGTAACAGTTTTTTCATTATCACCAGTTCCCGCTGTAGTAACTGTTATATTTCTAGCTCCGCCTGATGCAAAACTTGTATTAGCTAAAGTAAAAGCTGTGTTGGGTCTAGCAGCCGCTGCGATAAAGGTGGTTGATGCAGCCACCTCATCGCTAACTGTTATAGCCTGAACATCTGATCTTCCTGCCATAATATTCTCCTATATTTTAATTAAAGTCTCTCGAAAGATGACCCAGGAGTTCTAGTGACAGTAATGTCTTTTAGAAATATTTCATCAGTCGCTGTAGCGTTTTTAAGAATAGCTAAATAAGGCACAAGAACATCACCGTCATCAAATGTAAATGCGGCTGTAGTTGCTGGTGCAGCTAGTGTACCTTCTCCTGCTACTTCATTTACAACTAACTCATATGTAACTACACCAGCAGAGGATAAATTAACCTTTAATCTTAAATTTTGGTTATCCACTGGAACTGAAGCACCACAGTCTGTTGATGTTGATGTACCAGAGTTATTCAGGTCTGTTTGAATTTCAATATTGGTATCACCCTGTGCTCCAAAAGCAACAACGTCTGTATAAACTAAATCACCTGCCGCTGCTGCTGTAATCTGAGCGTTAAATGCAGTTTGAAATTCTTCAGTTTTTCTAAAACCTATTACAATACAATCAAAGTCTGTATAATCTGCAGCTTGGAAAGTTGCATCAATAGATCCAGAATGTGTTCCAACTGTAAAAGTATGAGGACCTGTTCCTTGTGCATTACCGCCACAAATCATTTGCAATCCGACATTATTAGTTGTTTCACCATCCATACATAAGTTCAAACCTGCATGAGTTGTCGCTGTGTCTGTTGCTGGTACTGTTCCATCTAACATTGGCGCAGTTCCACCTGCAGAAAACGCACCAACTGCAACACATGCTGCAGGATACATTTGTCCTTGAGGACCAATGAACAACATACCAAACTTGTCACCATCTGCTAAAACACCAACAGCACTATTTGCCATCATTGTTGTGATTGGTGGTGGGCATGTAATATAATTATATTGAAAAATAGTTGTTGATGCTGCCGCTGTTATTTGTCCAGTTGAGCTAACTGAATAATTTTCTGTGATAGCACCAGTTGAGGTATTTTTGGTGATTTGTTTAAAACCACCTTCAGATCTGACTGGACCTGAAAAAGTTGTATTAGCCATTTCAATCTCCTTGTCTTGGCAATTGTCGAAGTTAATTCTTCGTCAAGGTAATTTAAGTATATATTAAAAAGGGCGGTTTGTAACCGCCCTAAGTAATTTTTTTATGCTCCAGGTGAGCCGAACATTCCTAATGGGTCTGAAACACCAAATGAATATCTCTCACGGGCTTTGTATCTAACATTACCTGTGTCAAAGTCTCCATCCATTGATGTAGCCATAGGTGTTCTTACAAACATCTTCATGCCGTTAGGTACATCAGTTGTTAAGAAGAAAGCATCTGTATCTGTGAGATAGTGATTTATAGTAAATCCCTCAGGTATAGATCCGTTGTTTCTTAACGCATTGATGTCATTATCAGCAGTGCCTGTTCTTTGCTCTGTCTGCAATAACCTTGTTGCAACAAACATTAATGCTGGTGGAACGATTAATTTTCTAGGTCTAGCAGCAATCAACAAACCTCTTTCATCTACGAAAGCAGCAATGTCAATTACCATTTGCTCTAGAGAAGTTTCATTTAAGTCAGCATTAGTTGTAAGTCTATTCTTTTGGTTTCCACCTGCCACAGTTGGGTGTGCTGTGTTAAATAATGTCACGCCATCACCACTCTGAAATGTGTCAAAACCAGTGTTTAATAAACTTGCAGCTTTTGTTTGCTTTGTATAAGCCATAGCTCTTGCTAGTGCTTTTGTATAACGAGCAGACAATGAATCATAAAGATTATCTTCCATTGCCTCTTCTGTTATTGAAAAGCCCATTGCAACAGTTTCATGGTTATACCTTGCAGTAAAAGACTCTTGCGCTGAATCAAAACTTACTGCACTTCCCTCAGGTTTCACTGGGGCTGCACCAAATCCTGATAACTTGACTTCCTCTTCAAAGCTACGCTCTGAATTTTCTGTCTCATATATCTCAGCATGTTCGTCTTCATATTTTGCATACTCAAGCCCAAATAAAGCATTTAAGCCAGGTAATAACTCCTTAAGGAGTTGCGCTCTTGAAATAGCCATATTACAACCTCCTTAAGCTGCGCCACTAGTTGATGTAAGCTGATGATAGTTAAACTTACAAACCAATATTGGAAAGTTGCTTCCCTTTTCATCACCTAAGTCACCACCTAGATAGTCAATTATTTTTATTCCGTCACCTGCATTTGTGGATATTTCAGATGCATCTAATGATACTCTAGAAATTCCCAATGTTGTATTTGCAGAACCCTGCACAACAGGTGCGTTCTTACCGTATATGTCTCTTTCATTAGAAAAAGATCCATCAGCTTGGATTGTAAATAATACGTTTGGATCATCTACAACGTAAGCCATTATGTCATCCGCTGCTGTACTTGCAGGGAAATGTTGACTAAATGTCAACTGATTTGTATTTGGATCTGTAAATCGACATCCCATGAAAATACCACATAGATCAGTTGCTGAACCATCCATAGTACCTGTCATTTTTGCAATTGTAGTTGCATTACTGGCATTAACTAATTGAACGATGTCGCCCTTGACTATCGCTGTACTTTCTCCAGATTTAATAGGGTATTGTCTAAATACCTCTAAAGAACCTGCATCGAATCTGCCGATTGGGTTTAATCCAAATGGTGCTGCTACACTACTCATTTTAAGCCTCTTCGGTTAATTATGTTACACTAACTTGTGCGAGTAACCTTTTCTGGTTTTAGAACTGGCATCCTCGGATCGGACTCTCTCATGTAATTATTATCGACTGAACTCATTTGTTGTACGTTCTTTTCACGATAATGATCTCTTCGAGCATCCATGTTTTCTTTGGAGTTCTTGCAAAGTAGCAATCCTCCAACCTCTACATTGCCACTAAACTTAGAATCAATATCAGGCATGACTTTCAATTCAGGATGGTCTTCTGCTTTTACGGCTTCCCAACCTTCACGAAATTTAGCTGAGACGTTTGTCATATCGGCTTGACCAAGTGTTGATGTGCGTATCCACCTGTATTCTACTCCATCTACTGGATCAGGATCTGGTAGAGCGTTTGGTCTTGTCCAAGTGACCTTTCTTTTTGTGCTGTCTCTTGTTTCTGCTGTGCGTGATGTTCTATCTGCCATCAGTTAGCCTCCTTCAAAAGCTGTGCTGCGTATTGTTCATTTGTTAGTCCAAGTCGTTTAGCAAGTGCGACTTGTGTTGAGGTCAGTTGCACTTTGCGTGGTTTTTTTGCAGTTCTACTAGGAGCGGCAACCACGGAACCAACAGATCGTAGAGGTGCCTCTGCCTCTTTTGTCTCTACATTCTGCTTGTCAAAATAATCAGGAAATGTTCTTTGCATCGCCTCATCTATCTTTTGATAGTATGTTTGAGCATCTGTGATAGGGTTTATTTTATCTAGAAGTAACTTTTGATGCACTCCCATTGCAAACCCTGTCATTTCCTCGTGTCCTTTTTTTTGAAACCAATCATTATTAGCTAACCACTCTTTGTCCTCACGAGTTGGTTGATGCGGTTTGGCTTCTGTATAAGCTGGTTCTGCTTTCTTTAGCGCTGGCTCTTCAGTTCTTTTTCTAGGCTTATAGTCATTTACCTTGAACTGTTCTGCTTGCGCTTTATTAAGTTTAGATTGCGCTTCTACAATCTTGTCTGGATCTCCAGCTTCATACGCTTCTTTGTATTCTTTTTTTGCAGCTTCTATAACTGCATCTGTTCTGCCTTTTACTTGCTCAACTAATAAAGCCTCACCATCATCTAAAGTTTTCTTTAGTGTGTTATTCTCTTTCAAAATTCTTTCAGCATGCGCTATGGCTTCATTCTTTTCTCTTTCAGCGGCTTCTTTAGCTCTTCTTTCTTCGTGATACTCATACTTTAATTGTTTAATTCTTTTTTGAGCATCGCCTTTGTATTTTGAAATTTCGTCATCCTCAGGGATGTCAGGTTTAGTTCCCTCTGTTCTAGCGGGTCTTCCCTGATCTTCCTGAGGTGTATCGTCTACGACTTGAACCTCTATATCAGGAACTACATTTTCTTCTTGTTCTACTTCTAAGTTTTCTGCAGTGTTTTCATTCATACTCTTGCATACCCTCTTGGATCATCGACAACTGCTTCCACAGTGTCATCGTTAATTAATCTAAATTCTTCACCTTTTATTTTAAATCTGGTTCCAGAATACGATCTAAAAATAACAAAATCACCTTTTTGACAGTAAGCACCGTTAGGAAATTTCTCTGAGTCTTTATAGGCTTCTTCACCCATATCAACTACGAAACCAATAATAGATGCTGTTTCTTCTGCTTTCACTAAAGTATCTGGCATATGAACGCCACCCTCAGTTTTCTCAGCCATTTTAGGTATACTGATAAGTAATTTATACCCTTTTGGCACAGGTAATTTTAACTTAACTTCTTCTTTTATTTCTTTTTGCGCTGTATACATATTTCATATATATCCTAATTTTTTGTTTTAGAAAAGCCTTAATCTTCAATAAATCTCTTTTCAATAGTTTTAATCTCTTCTTCAATCTGCTTAGTCGCTTCGATTTTACCGCATGTTTCCCTATATTCTTCATAGGAAGATGCTCCGCCATTCGAGACATAATTAGACCAATCATACCTCATCTCCTGTATTTTTTTAATAATTGGTGTGTATATTGTTTCATTTTTACTCATCTTGCAACTGCTTTGCTGCATCTAATACTAGTTTAGCCTCTTCTTTTTGATCTTTTGATGCGTCTGTGGCTAACTTTGCGGCTATTCTTACACCCTCACGCTTGTCTTCACTTTCCAATCTATCTTCTTGTAAATCTTTGTTTATCTTAGTTTTGGCAGTTTCTAACTCTAATTTTAATTTGTCCATTTCAATTTTATGTTGTAGTTCTGCTTCTTTTATAGCTAGTTCTCTTTGTTGTATTATTGTCAAAGGATCTTCTTGTGCTTTCTTTGCAGCCTGTGCTTGCATCTCTGCTTCGTTAGACGATAATAATTTTTGAGCTGCTTGAGCGGTCAGTCTGGAAAGCTCCGCTTCTGCATCTTCTGGTAATGGCTTTTCCTCCGATGGCATAGGTACACCTAGTTTTAATTCCATCTCTTTTCTATATTGAAAAGCAACATGCTCTGTAATATGTGCAGCTATTGCTGCTTGTATTGCCCCTGCAAACGGTGACTGTCCAACTATTTCTTTTATCTTGGGATCATTTGCTGCTGCTAGGTGAACGGTTATATGTGCCTCATGATCCTGATATTTAAATGCTTTTACTGGCTCTTGTTTTAATATCATCATATTTTCAGTAACAGGATCGTTAGGTTTTATGTCTTCTTTTAATTTAACAATATCTTTAGCATCTGTTATGCCCAATACTTCTAACATTTGTCTGTGTAGTTTACCCATATCATAAAGTTGTGGTGCTTGTTGTGCTAATTGTAATGCAGCTTGATATTGCATGATACGCTGTGACATGGTTGCGGCATTAGGATCTGATACAGGTATTACATCAACTCTGTCATCAAAATCTTTTGTTCTAGAAAACTCACCCTCTATTTCGTAAATATATTCTGATGGCATGTAGTCATGAATTATATTAGCTATCAATCTTAATTCTTTTTTCAAAGAGCTATGCAATCTTGACTGAACACCTGACATAACTTTCATGGATCTTTCCATGAGAGCTAGTGTTGTTCCTACTGGCGCTTGCGAGTTGATGTCTCCAACTTGTATATCTGCAACGGAGCCAATCCTTCGCCCCTCGTCAACGATATTTTGGAGTAATTGGTACAAGACTGAACTCGGTTCCTTGTAAGGAATGAAAGTAATTGCGTCACGAATCGCACCACCAGGCACATCAACGTCACGGAACTCACCAGGCATGAGAGGCGAATCATCCCCTTTGATGCGTAAACCCCTAGCTTTAAGACCAGCTGGTAAATTAGATAAAGTACCAGCATCGATAAGTTGACGCAAAATCGAAGTAGCGCTTTTGGCAAGACCACCAATGAGGTGAATAAGCCCTGTGCCATAGAAACCCAATCCAGGAAGATACTTGTAATGTACGAAGTATTGTATTTTCTTTTTCTTCTCATCGTCTTCATAGTAGTTTCTCCTAATTGATAATATCATTTTTGATGATTTATCAATGGTCACAACATAAGGTCTTGCTATGCCTTCTTTGTCTTGAAATGGTTCTGGTAACTCAAGATCTGCATGTATTTCTAACAAAGTATGCCTGTCATCATCTTCTATTGTTGCAGACTCACCATCTAGTTCGTCATATTTTTCTTGTATATCTGAAAAATCAGGCTCTGGATCTGGTAAATCTAGATCTTTATAAAATCCATTTACCATTAACTTTGCTATTTCATTAGCAGTTTTTTTCATAACATGTGTGTATCTGATACAACTCATCAGATCTGTTGCGCCATAGGAAACAACAAAATCCTCTGCAGGGACAAACATTGCGCAAGGTCTTTCGAGAAGGGGATCGTAATATACCTTTTTAAAAGCTGACCCTGCTAGAGGAAGTTTAAAGAGCATTTGCTCTGTTTCGTCTCTATACTCTGTCATCTCTTCTGTTAAAAGATAGTTCATCTCATTTTCTACACGAGCTGCTTGTTCTGTTTTTTCTCTCGTTTGTTTACCAACCGTCTTTGTTCTCACAGGACCTGCAGCAGGAAATATCTCGCCCATAGCTTGCGCTTGGAATCTAACTATTGACTCTGTCAATACAGGGTGAAAAACACCAGAAGCACCAGACCAAGGTTGTTGACGTTCTTCTATTTTCATACCCAAAAGGTCTAAACCTTTTACATATGACTTAGCCCAATCACCACGAGATTGCCTATCTGTGTTAAAATTTTCTATTAGTTCGCTAGATAATTCCTCTAGAGCAGCATCTTCTAAATACTCTGCAAGGTTTGAGTCGTGCGCTGCACCAAGTAATTCTTCTGTTTTGTTGCCCTCAAAGTCTATGACAACACCACCATCCTCTGTTCCAATACTTACAGAGTCAGGGTTTTCTATCTCTATCTCAAGCTGTTCTTCTAGCTCTGCTAGTTTTTTTACACCTGTGTCAGGAATCATTTGTTTTTCAACAGCCATTAAGAACTCCTATTTATTTCATTCTTTCTAAAATTCTATCTACTTTTTCTTCTAGTCTGTTTATCGCTACAGTGACATCATCTCTCTTAGCATAATCTTCTCTAGTTTTATTTAGCAATATATCAATTCTTTTTAATTCTTTTGATTGTGTTCCCAAAAACCATCCTCCACCTAGAATGATAATACCTATCAGACCATCTATTATGTGAACCAAATCCATTAGTAGTACTCCACTGGTCTTCTGTAGGTTGGTTCGTCATCCCAGTCATCCATAGTGGTTCTTATCCAGCCACCTTGTCTGAATCTTAACAGAGCCTGTGTAGTTGAGTCAACTAGATCATCATTATCTCCTGCAGGAAAAGCTGCGCACTCTTCTATAACTTCATCAGCCCACCTAGTTGGTGGGTGCCATATTACATTGCTTGCAAATAAATCTGTGACTGCATTTACTCTAGCAATTTTATCTTGACCTCTGCTTGGTGTAAATTCTGTGACAGGTATGCCCATAGCTCTTAATTCAAAAATTAATGGTGAACCTGCAGCCTTTGCTTCTATTATCATTTGGTCAGGTTCAAACTCATGATATTTATCATATGCTGCTTTTTTTAATTCTGGAAATTCTAATTTTTCTTTGTAGGCATCTATCAATATTAAATTAGGTACAGTCTGCCCATCTGCATTTGGATGATGAAATATTCCCCATGTAGTGCATGCACTGTAGTCTGCTCTCTGTGTTTTTAAGAAAGCAGTATCCCAAGATTGTATTATTGCTTCGCAAGGTGGTAGATGAGGCTTATCCCATTCCTGCCACCATTCTCTTTTTATTAGGGCACCCTCTTCTGATGTTGGGTCTTGCTGATATTGTGCTGACCATTTTGATATTGGAAGTTCTGCTTTTAGTGACAGTAGTTCTTCTTTCTTCCAAAACTCTTCCCACAAAGCATTTCCTGACGGCATAATAGCTGGAAGTTCTATAACTTCCCATTCACTACTACCTTCTTTTTGTGTTGAATTTTTTATTATCTGCCCAGTTAAATCTCTCTTACTCCATCGTGTCATAACGATAATTATGGCACCCCCAGGCTGTAATCTTTGTCTTGGACCAGAGGTGTACCACTCGTAAACCTTGTCATAAACATCTGGATTGTATGCACCAATAGTTGCATCCTGCTCTGAATGTGGGTCATCAATAACAAGAACGTCTGCACCTTTACCAGTTACAGCACCGCCAACACCAATAGCGAAATATTCACCACCTTTATTGGTATTCCATCTACCTGCCGCCTTACTATCAGCAGAAAGTGCCACACCCTTAAAAATTTTCTGATAATCTTCAGACTGGATAAGATTCCTAACCTTTCTTCCAAATCCCACAGATAACTCGGCAGTGTGCGCTGTCTGTATTATTTTTTTATTGGGGTACCTACCTAAAAACCATGCTGGAAACAAGTAACTTGCGAACTCTGACTTAGTATGACGGGGTGGCATATTGATTATTAGTCTTTTTAATTCACCCGATGCCACCTTTTCAAACGCTTCAGCCATAATTTCATGGTGCCTACCATGTATAAAAGAAGCCCACTGAGAGCGAACAAAGGGCAGAAAGCTAGTTTGACAGCTTTCACGCTCTTTCACCCCCTCCAGCTCCTCTAAAAGGGCAAGAATCTCCCTTTTCTTTTCCATAGGAAGGTTTTTTATGTCTGAAAGTATGTTTTTACTATTAATCGCTTGTTTCATCATCCCAGTCAAAGTCATCTACAAGGTCAGGAGGTCTGCACTCTATGATCTTTTTAGCCATATCTATCATAAACATAGCTTCTTCCTGCGGAAATGGTGAATAAACAAACAAATTCTTCTCACCATTAGCCTCTTTAGTCCATCCTATAAAAATAGGTTTATCTATTTCTACAGGATCAGGGCTATCCTGTCCATTACCAGAATAATATTTCTTAAATTTTTTGAAATCAATGACATTCTTAGACATGAGATAAAAATTATCCCTCTCTCTAACTAGTTATAACTAGTATTATAACTAGTTATAATAATATTACAACTAATAATATAGTTATAACTAGTTATTTATAGTTATAGCTAGTTATTTTATAGTTATAACTATAGGGTTAGAAGTTTCTTAAACTGTTTGAAATTATTTGTGTGGAATAACATGTAGTACGCACGGCTAGCCCCCACAGCAACATGGGGGGTCGTGGGTAGGTGGGGGTAAATGCAACTAGAAAAACACGAATAGAGACCTAAAAAGCTAGTAAAAACAATGACTTAGCAGTTAGCTTGCTTTATTTCCTAGTAATTCAGATAATTTTTTTTCTAATTCTTCTTCAATGTCTACACTATTCCTGTCAGTGTTATTTACAGTTTCAACTTTATCAGTAAACAAGCCTACACTTTTTCCTAGTAGTGCTAGTGCTGATATTTTATCACTAGATCTATTGTCATTACGTTCAACTTCCTCTTGCAGTTTTCTTAAAACGTATTCTGATCGCCTACGCACTTGCGTGCTATGATCTTCCTCTTTTAACCTTGTTAGTGCAGAAATCCTTGATGCAACCTTGAGATTACTTGCTAATGCACTTGCTTGCTCCCAAACTGATTTTTCCTTGGTTGTATTCTTTACGTTATATACTTTCCTATAAGCTGAAGTTAACTTTTCACCATCACTAACCAACCTAGCAAACTTTTCCTGCTTATCTGTCAATCCAATCATCCTGAAATTCTCCTGAAGTTATTCAAAATAAAAAAAGTTCATGTGCACTTTTTACCATGATCTAATCATAATTATCAAATAAATAAAAAAAATTTCAGTGCTGTATCCTGCAGGTTACCTAGGTTTCAATTACTTTCAATTACTTTCAATTACTTTTAATTACTTTAGGAGTTGACTATTAATCAAAAGTATGATCTATAATAGGGCATCCACCTTATTTGTGGTTTTTAGAGTTTCACTACCAACCTCTAAAGTAAAAATGGGATGCAGGTTAAACTCCCTGCTCTTCTATCTCAGAGAGTACTGAGACGATGTTGACAACTCCCTTGATTGTGTGCACTCAATTTTGTGCATGTGGCAATCAAGACTAGTTGGTTGGTAGTCAATTATAATCTCCTATGATTATAGCAATGCAGTTTATGGTGTAGCCTAGTAAGTTATTGATCAACTTATAGTAGTTCAAATTCTTGAAATTTGCGAAAGAAGTAGAGCAAGTATGCTCGACTTGGTCTTTAACTGAAGTGTAGCTTTTGCTTTGAATACATTATCCATAAACTGCACTGTAATCTAGTGTGTGCTAGGTCTGATGATCTCAAAAGAGTGAAACAGTTAATCTATAACGTAGGAGTTCAATTATGAAATTTAATAAATCAATAACTAGACCTTTTTCAAATATTTTAAATTATAAGTTTGGTTGGGCATTTGGTGAGTTAGCAAATCAAACAGTTGTTAAGCATGAAAGTTTCCATTTTGTTATCGATAGCCTTGATGAGTTAGTCAAGGTTATTGAGATGATGGATGCCATACCACCACAAAAAACTAGAGACATGTGGCACGACAAAGTCAAAAAGCAATTGACTAACATTGAGCGAGCAAAAGCATTGGTTGCAGATTACCAAAAAGCAGTAGTTTGTGAATACAAGTTTTTATCGTCTCCAATGGCTGACACTATGCTTAAACAAGGTTTTGTTGGTGATGAAGAAAAGTTACAAGCATAAATTGATTAGGGGCAGGATTATTTCCTGCCCTACTGTATAGGAATGTGTGTTCCTACTGATGATTACAAAAGTATGAAACAGTTCATAATGAACATAGGAGAATATTTGATGGCTAAAGTTAAAAGTAAAAAGGTTGTGGAATATATTTGGAAACTTACTGAAGATGAAGTTGGAGCAATTCAAAGTGCAATGATGAGTTCTGATTATTTTCATTCAGATAGTTTATCTGACCAAGGTTTGGATGATGCAGGCATTGATGCAATGGTTTCAGCATTTAAAAAGTTTGGTATTGATATTTCAGAAAAATCATAATTGTTAAATGGCAGGATTTATTCCTGCCTACTGTCTAGGAAATGTTATTCCTACTGATGAGACCAAAGAGGTCGAAACAGAAATTTAACAATCATAGTAATGGAGATTATATTGAGCAAGAACACAAACACAAAAACAACTACCTTTTCTTTTTCATCACAAGCGATTACTGACATTGCAGAATGTGAGTTTCAAATTGGTAAAATGCAAACTGCTAACAAAGCCAACACATTGGCTAAGAATGGTTTTAAACTAAAACAATATTCTGAAACAGTTAGTAGTTTGGCTAATCCTGCTTATCTTAAAAAGTCAGGATTTTTTGTCGATGATGTTAGAAAAGCAGTTGATCAAGAACTGCAGGATGCAAAAATGTCTAAGGCATCTAGGAAGAGAATGTTAGAAAACTCCAATAGGTTTATCACTCAAATAGTTAAACCTAAAAAGGGATCTAATTACACTCCTGATACTTTTTTTGATTATTGTAAAGAACATGACATTACGTCAGAAACTTTACTTAAAAAGCATATTGCTGAAGAGTATAAACCTAGCCAAGCTAAAGACATATTTGCTAGTCAGATTGTTGGTGGTTGGTCTACTAAAAAGGATGATGATGGAAAAATTGTTCAAGGCGATACTTACAAGCCTAGTAAATATTCAATTGAAGAAATTGATGAAATCATCAATCACCTAACTACTGAGAAACTTGCTAGGAAAAAGATTGAGGATGATGCATCCAAGTCTAAGTCTAGTCATGACAAAGAAATGGATAATGTATCATCTAATATGTCAGCCTTAGGAGTTCAATTATGATAACTTATCCAAAAGGTTTTAATGATCTTGATGAACTTACTAAACAAGATATTGAGATTAATTTAAAACTACAAAAAAGATTGGGTAAAAATACTTTCAAAAACATATTTATTGGAAGTGGTTGGCTATCTGCAGATAAGGATGGAAAACTAGTTTTTACACCAATTAAGCATAAATCATCCTAAAAAGTCTTGATTTAAGCGTCACTGAGTGGGGGGAAACATCCCCCCATGTGTGATTGTACCTTGGAAAACTAATAATCTAGTGTGTGCTAGATCTGATGATTACGAAAGTATGAAATTAGTTAACTCAATATAAAAATAGGAGATAAAATTGAGCAAGCAAGAAAACATTACTTTTTTAAATGATGCAATCGATGGCAGTTTTGAAGTTCTAAAATGGAACTACTTGAACTATGGAAAAGATAAGCAATTATTTGTTCCAATGTGGTCAGGTCGTGTTGGTTGTGGAAAATCTCAAGGTGTTAATCAAGTTAAAAATCTTTTAGCTGATTGGATGCTAGATCAAGGTAAAATCAAAGATAAATCAGAATACAAGTTGGTTTATGTTGATGCACCTCAATACGATGCAGGGGAAATTAGTGGTTGGTTTGTTCCATCCAAGGATGGTCAATCTATGACTAGATTGAGACCTAACCATTGCCCTGCTGATGGTGCAGGAGTTATCTTTATTGATGAGATTACACAAGCTCCAACATCAATCCAAAATATTTTAGGTCAGCTTATCCTAGAACGTAGATTAGGTGAGCATAAACTTGGCAAAGATTGGATGATTGTTTGTGCAGGCAATAGAGTTAAGGATAGGGCAGGATCTAATGTTATGCCAACTCAAGTTAGAGATAGGCTTAAGCCTTGGTATAATGTCGATAACAATATTGATAGTATTGTCGCCCACTTTTCTAAAAAAGGTGTAAATTCTAAAATCATTTCATGGCTAAAATATCAGCCTAGATATGTTGAAGAAAGTGCCTTTGATCGTGATGCAAATTCAAATCCAACTCCTAGATCATGTGAAATAGCAGGATCAGTTTTGGATATGGAGTTGTCTGATCATTTAGTATTTCCTACTCTAGCAGGCACAATTGGGGAAGAGGGAGCACAAGCCTTAATGAGTTTCTTAAAGTACTACGATAGGTTACCAAATATTGATAACATTATCAAAAATCCTAGTACTGCTGAGATGGTCGAAAAAGGCACTGCTCTTGCATTTGTTTTAACTACTGAGTTATCTAAAAGAGCAAATAAAAGTAACTTTGGTAACATTGCCGATTACATGGTCAGAATGTATCAAGAAAATGATACTGCTGAACTTGTAGCAAGTTTTGTTAAAGAGTGCTTGGCAAGGGATGGAACATTAAAAACTCATCCTAAAATGCTAGAACTTTTTGGTAGCAATTCACCATTCAAAAATCTTTTAAATTAGGTGCTGATATGACTTATTCAGTTACTGAACTTTTATCTAGATCTCAATGGCGAATGGTTGCAGACTATGGCGATTTAGCGTTAGGCTTTATCGCTAGTAGTTTGTACTACATGAAACAAATTGAAGATAATTCAATTCCCACGATGGCAACTGATGGCAAGGATATATTTTACAATCGTGAATATACTTTGTCATTGGAAGAAAGCGAAATTGATTTTGTTCGTATTCATGAGTGCATGCATCGTATATCAAAACATCATTTAAGAAGAGGTGATCGAGATCCTATAGTTTGGAATTTTGCCTGCGACTTTGTAATTAATCCTACTGTTGAGGGATTTAGTTTTATTAATCACAGTGGCGATGGTCGTAGGTCTCATATAATCAAAATGCCTAAAGGTGGTTTATTAGATCCTATGTTCATAGGAAAATCTGCTGAATGGACATATGATTATCTGATGCAAAATTTCGATAAGCAGGATGATGGTAAGGGAGGTGTTAAACTTGTAGCCAAGGATGGAAGTGGAAAAGAATTTCATCAATGTCCTTGGGGGCAAGTTAATGAAACTCCTATGAGTGCACAAGAGAAAGTTATTGAGGGGCAAGAAATTGACCAAGAAATAATGGCAAGTGCTAACCAACAAAAATCCATAGGCAAAGGAACACCAAACTTTGTTAAAGGTCTTTTAGATAAGATCAAGCAAAGCAAGGTTTCTTGGCAGGATGTTTTGAGACGTTTCATAGGTGGTGACCAACCTGACGATTATTCTTTCAGAAAGCCTAACAAAAAAGTGTATCACAACTACAAGATTTATGCCCCAACAGTTTTAAAAGTTGGTGCAGGCGATATTGTGGTAGCATGTGATACTAGTGGCAGTGTTACCAATGATGAACTAAGTCAGTTCCTTGGTGAGATTAGGGCGATCAGTGAGGATCTAATGCCTACATCAGTAACCATAATTTCATGTGATTACAAAATAAGAAACGTAATCAGATATGAGCAAGGTGAAGAAATCAAAAACCTAAATACTACTGGCAGGAGTGGAACAAGAGTTTCACCAGTGTTCAGCTATTTAGAGGATGAAAATATCCAGTTTGATACCTTGGTTTATATGTCAGATTTATGGATTGATGATTATCCTAAACAATTTGATAAGCCATTGTTATGGGTAGGCACTGCAGTTGAGGGGCAACGTAAACCTCCAATTGGTGAGGTCACTTATATTACAAAATGATTTTTGGGGCAGTTTAGATTAGATCTAGATTGCCCTAAAAAAATAAAAAGTTCGCATGCACTTTTTTAAAAACTGTAATCGTATGTGTGTACGATCTGACGATTGGGAAACCATGAAACAGTTAATTCTAAAATGGAGATTATATTGATGAGTATAAAAGAACAAAATCTAGATATGGATACCAAACCTAATTGGAGACAATCTTGTATTGAAATTGAAAAGGTCGTTCGTAATGTCATAGATAGCCATAAAAAGCAGGGCAACCAAGCGATGGCAGGATACATTGAAGAGTGTTGGAATACTATGTTGCGAGGTCATTAAGATGAAATATAAAGGTTGTTTTAGATCTAATTTTGATAACGTAGAGGTGTTGCGATATACTGCACACAGTTATTATAGATCGAAATTAGATTTCAAATCGTATCTAGATAATAATAAGATCACTAGTTTCATGCATAGAGTATTTTACTTTATGCATGAAGTTGCACATAACAGAAAAGTCGAAGAGAGAAAAGAGAGTAGCCTTAAGGAGTACGATTATACAGAGACTACCAAGGCGATGCTAGATGACCTAGACTTTGATGTTCGTAAATGGGAATTAGACAACTCATTCAACAAGAGATTGAAGAACATGCACAATGGTCATGCCAATCAATATGCTTGGCAGAATGACGAACCTAAAGAACCATGCAAATGCAAAATGTGTGATAATCCAAAGGCTTTGAAAGTCATGCAGTATTTTAGGAACTTAGCTAAAAACGAAGATATTACTTTCAATGGATACAATACTAAAAATCAAATGCAGAAGTTTATCATATCTAAAAAGATGGCGAGGTTTTACTTCTCCAAAATTTTAGACCAAGGTATATTTCATAAGCATGGTATCATGTCCAAGGTAAGTGCCACTAAATCATGGAGAAACCTTTTTCCAAATACTAGGGGAATGTTTAAAGTTATGCCTTTGTACTGCCCAATACTTAAAGAACGTAATAGTCGATCTATATTAGGTTTTGGTTTACAACAAGAACCTAGTAAAGAACAAGGTTATTATGGCAATCATGTTTTGGAGATTAGTCCTACATATTTTTACAAAGTCTACATGAAAGGCTTTGGTCATAACAAAGTAGAGATTAACTCCAAGCGAGTATTTATTGCTGACGTTAAGTTACTAAAAGCTGATAAAGAGATATCAACAGATCCTAGGATGAAACTTTACAAGGCAGTGGGATACGTTTCACTGAACGAAAAAGTTACTAAACATTTTTACACAATCCTTACCTATCAATACGAAGATGGGCATGGAACAATAGAAATGAATACATCTATTGGTGGCACTCAAAATAGACTTGGAGACTTTGTACCTCCTAAAGTTCACATTAGTGGCATAGAAAAAGATCATCAAGACTTAACATCTGCTGAGAAACGTAGGTTGGTTAAGATGATGGAGAGCAGAGTATCAAAGGGTAATTTAAAAGCTATCAATGCTATCTAGTTTAGGGTCTAGTGGTCACTCCTTTCAAGAACATGGGATGGTTGTTCTTAAATGCCATATCTGTCTGTATATAAAGTTCCCCTATTTCTTAATATTATGATGGCTTTATATAACGATCAAGTGCAGACCACTTGTAATCAAGAGAGCATAAAGATATGGAAACCATCCACTAACTATCAATATAAAAGGAGATAAAATTGAGAGATAATCCTGACGATTTATCAAATCAATTGATAAACAAAATAAAGAAATGGTTAAAAGCAGAAATATCTGATGCTCGTTCTTATGGTGAAGATGCTGATGTTGATAGCAGAGAACTAGGTATTCTTGATGGCAGATATGAATGTGCTAGAGGTTTATTAACACAAATTAAAAAATGGGAGAAAGAAAATGACTAAGATTAGTTTTATTCGTTTAGTGCTTGGCACTATGTCACTCATCTGTATAGTCTTTGGCATGCTAATAGTCGAGAATACAAATGGAATTATCGCTACAATGTCACCAACTGATTGGCTTATGTCACTCATTGGTGGCACATTCGTTTTAGTTGGCATCATGTTAACTTTTATAACTTACGAAATAACATAAATAGTGGGGCAGAAATGCCCTACTTCCCCACCTTTCAAGCTGACATTCGTTCAGCTCACAATCCCAAAAATTTAAAATTACATAAAAAAAAATTAAAAATTACAGGGCTGGTACCTGTGGATAAGTTGTAGACTGACTTGTGGACTGAGATAAAATTAAAAAATTATTTGAGCGTGGATAAGCGTTACAGAGAATGGGCGACTCCCTGGGATAGCGTGAGAAAAAAAATTTTTTTTCTGTCGCTGCGACAACTTTTCAAGGCGACCTTCAGTGGCTGCCACGATAAAAAAATAAAAAGTGCATGTGAACTTTCTGGCTCAGTGGGACAATTTGGGGGTCTAAATAAATAAAAAAAGGACATTGCTGGTGAAAACAATGCCCCTTTTTAACTAGTAGTCGGAGATAATATTGAACAACAAAATGCCGAGGTATGGAAATGTTGCGAATATTATTATTTATTTTTACCATCAGGCGTGGCTAGATGTCAAGCAATACCGAAGCTAGACCTCTACAATATTTGGTGCAAGCATGTCATCACCATCAAAAGGTCTGTAGGTAGACTTAACTTTGTCATACACAAAACTACAATCGCCTTGTTTGCCTATCCAACTATATCTGCACTTCCATATGTGGACATCTGTTTGGTTAGTTCCTGCAGGATTAGGTCTGTTGATTGTTACACCACAGTCTGCCTTAGAAAAGAAACTTGCACTACCTGATATATCGTAACCCTTTGGTACTGGAATTGTGCCATCTTCTCTCCTCATCATCTTGGTGGGATGGGCAACAAACCATATGTGTATATCGTGCGATTGTGCAAACGAGCGTAGCTGACTTAACATGTCAGACACCCAATCAGTTTCTCTGTCAACTTTATTCTTTGCAATGTAGTTGTAAGGATCTATAATAGCACCCCTGCAACCATACCTCTGCACTGATACTTTTAATCTTTCTATAACACTGTCGATGGAGGCAAGTGAGCCGTCAGCTTGGTGCAAAAAGAAAAAGTGCTCGTGCACAAAATCCAATCCCTTTTTCATTTCCTCTTTTGTCATCCTATCTGTAGAGCCTTGAAAGAATGGCTTGCCCATATGTTTGCTTATTAACTTAGCTATGTGTATGCGAGGCTCGTTTTCAAAGGAGCAGATAGCGAACTTCCACTTCTCTTTTCGTGCAATGTTGTACATAATTTGATCTATAAATTCTGATTTTCCTGATGCAGGATGTCCAGTTACCACAGATAGCTGACCTTGAACTATCGTATATAGCTCATCTAAATTATCAAAGCCAGTGCTGACACCTCTGCCCTGACCCTTTTCATAAATATCTTCTAACTGCTCATGGAACTTTTTTGCATTGTACAAACCACTAACTGGGAATGGCTCTGCGTTGTCGGGTAAATTAAATAAATACTCTCTCCCGTGACGGAGAAGCACCTCGTTTGCATCCTTGCAGTCATCAGGATATTTAATTTTATAACACTTGTGTTTTCCTATGCGTCTTGCCAACTCCTCTGCCATAGCATTGCCTGCAGTATCGTTGTCCATAGATATGATTATCTTATTGATTTTATTGAGTTTTTCTATTGAGTTCCATACAAATTTGAACTTCGTATCTTCGTGGGCATGTGTCTTACCATTGACAACTTTGCTAACTGCACCTGACGGAATGGAAACGCAGTTAGATTTTCCTGATTCAAAATAAGATAGACAATCTATTTCGCCCTCACAAATAATTAGCTCTGATTTTTCTTCAAGTTCATCAACAACATTAAAATTATAAAATTCTTCTGCACTGCCCTGACTCGAAAACCCCTTGCCATGACAACTTCTAATCTTTGCAAACTTTATATTTTCATCACTGCCATATGGAAAAACAACACAGTCAACCTCGCCAAGGCTAGCGATATAATTAATTTTTTGTTTGATGTTAAAGTGTTGTGTAGTTTTTTGGGATATGCCCCTAGTTTTAAAGAATTTAATTGCTGACGTACCTAGATCTTTCCAACTTTCTTTTTCTTTGTGAGGGTTAAACATATCCACGACCTTTGCCTTTCCATAATTTATATTATAATTGATAGTTCCAGTAAGATTACAGTGCCAACATTGGTATTTAATCTTATCTGCAATTACATGAACAGACAAAGTTTTTAGATTCTTTTTTTTCCTATTGTTGCCACATGACGGACAGTTAATTTTATGTTGCCCATCACCTAAATAGTTTGCTTTTAGTTTAATAATATCTTCCATAACATCTCCACTACTAGTTATAAGTATATATATATATAAAAATATATAGTTATAACTAGTATAGTTATAGCTAGTATATCTTTATAAATCTTTTGAGTTTATCACCTAGCTCGACATCGGTGTATGGTTTACTCAAAATTATCTCCTGAATGAACTTTTGCAAATTTTCAGGATTAATGCAAGCAAAATCACAACAAGCTATAAAATCCTCACTGCCTAACCATTCTATAACTCTCATTTTATCTTTCTTTTTTCCCATGTATAAATCAGAAATCGCTTGGCAGACTACGGATCTCCAAAGGCGTGACTCGGATGTGAGTCCTAGGTTCTTCTTTGTCAATCCAATGCCATATGTGTTTCTCTTTGACTTGTCTATCATTCTCATAAATCTTGTTTTGCATACAATCTAAAATTAAACTTTCATCCAAATCAGGTCTGCGAGTTTTGTAATATATTTTCATCTCAACTCTGACATCGCAAGTTAAAAGATTTTTTAATGGTGGGCACTGTTTGTCAAATGTTTTCACATAATCCAATGCTTTTTTTGATTTTATAAATAACATTTTACCTTTGACATAAACTAATTTTCTAGTGTTTGCCTTACTTGCAGGCTCTCCATATATTACTAAAACTATTTCTTTATCATTAATCGTTGACACTTAATTACTCCTGTGGTACTTAGGGTGTAGGAGATAATATTATGAAAATTACTAACAAAACAAACCTACCTCAGGCTTTTGTGGATTTCGCTAGGTCTGATAAATATTCAAAAGGTCCATCTGACATCTCCGTTACTTCCTTAATTGATAGTCCAAAAGTTAGGATAATGAAAGAACATTTTTACGATGATATGGAAGTTGATGCAGTTGACATGGTATGGGCACTATTTGGCACTGCAGTGCATGCCATACTAGAAACATCTAAACAAACAGAGAACATTGTAACTGAAGAAAGATTATACACCAAGGTGGATGATTGGATACTGTCAGGTGCAATTGATAGGCAAGAGATAGATGATGATGGTGTATCTATTTATGATTACAAAGTTACATCTGTGTGGTCACTAATCTTTGATAAGCCTGAGTGGGAAAGACAGTTAAACTGTTATGCCTATTTGGTCGAAAAAGAAAAAGGTATAAAAGTAAAAGATATAAACATATGCGTCATTGCTAGGGATTGGAATAGGCGTAAGGCAGAGCAAGACCCATCTATGCCACCATCCCCCATACAAATTAAAAAGATCCCTCTGTGGTCGTTTGAGAGGCGTGCACGGTATGTTCAAGAAAGAGTGGCACTTCATCAACAAGCACAGATAACTTTTGACCTTGAAGAAAACTTTGGTGAATGTTCTGATGATGACAGATGGAAGAAGTCAGATACATGGGCAGTAAAAAAGTCAGGTCAAAAGAGAGCATTAAGAGTTTTTAATAACGAAAAAGATGCCAACGAATATGTAGAGTGGCACAATGAAACTGACAAAGCCTACGTCAATAAAAGTAATTTAGAAATAGAAATTCGTAGTGGTGAATACACACGATGTAAAGGCAACTACTGTTCAGTTGCTGAATTTTGTAACCAGTATAAAGGAGATAATTATGGTGAACAAAAAGAAAGAGCCTAAAAAGGTTGTGAGAAAAGTTAAGAAAAGTGGTTTGGTAAAACTTAAACCATCACTCTCTGAAGATATTAAGAAAGCTAAAGTTGGTAGACCAAAGAAAATACCTACTAAAAGAGAAGCCTATGCCAAGCATATTCGTGATGCCACAGTTAAGTCACAAAACAGAACAAATGATAGTAGGTTTCGTGATTTTATTGATGCAGTGATTGATACTATTAAACAAAAGTTAGGTATCAAATGAGTGAGAGTTCAGATTCCACATTAAAAAATCTATTGAAAAATATTGGTATGACATACGAACAAGCAGTTTGGGATTGTCATGGCACTAAAGTTATCCTGCACAAAGCACTAGAGAGGATTGCCACATACAAGAATATTGTATTTGATCCACCTCAGGTCATTGAGGGTAACTCTGAAAAAAAGATAGTAAGTCTTTCAGTGTCAGGAACTATGGGCGATAGATCTGAATGGTCTATTGGTGAGGCATCCCCATCTAATAATAAGAATAGTTATCCATATGCTATGGCAGAAAAAAGAGCAAAGGATAGAGTGGTTCTTAAGTTAGTTGATTTATCAGGTAATTTTTATAGTGAAGATGAAGCTGATGATTTCAAGGATGCTAAACCACAAGGCGAAGTTTATGAACCTGAGATGATAGACTTTCTAAAAGAAGCGTTTACACAATTTATGCTTGTGCAAAATACTAAAGAAGAGGTGCAAAGTTTCTACAAAAACAATAGCAAAATTCTCGGTAACTTGCAGACAAATCATAACTCTGTATACGAAGAGATAAAGACTGTATTTAAAGACAGAATAAAAGAAATTCAAAACCTAAATAAAGGAGATAAAAATGGGTGATGTTTTAAGAAAGTATAAGCCAAGTGGTGCTTTGTTCCAACAAAAGGGTAACAAGGGTATTGACTACAGTGGTAAGCTAGAAATTAGTGATGAAGTTTTTGAGGATCTAGTAGCACAATATAAAAAGAATAAAGAGGATGCTAGTGTTCCTATGGATGAAAAACCATACCTCATGATTAGTCTAGTTGGTTGGAGAAAGATGGGTAAGATTGGTGCTTTTCTATCTTTGGCAGGCAACAAGTATGAAGAGTATAAGCCATCATTTAAGTCAGGTGATAGTATGTCTTCACAAACCTCAACTACAGTTGTTAGGGAAGAAAAAGAAGAACTACCTGACGATTTGCTATAGGTGATAGCCATGAATAAATTAGAAGATAATGATGAGTTTTTAACTGTTAATCAGGTAGCTGATTATCTAAAATGCAGTACAAATCATATATATAGACTTAGGTCTTCCGATCCTGATTTTCCAAAAAGATATGACATATCTACAAAATTAGGTAAAGGTGGTATGGTTGAGGCAAGATGGATGAAAAGTGAGATCAAGGACTGGGTCATAACCAAAAAAGTATTGGATGATTGATATGTTAGAAAAAGTAGTAAACAAACTTTGGCAGGGAAAATATGTCTCTGTCAGAGACTACGAGGTCAGGAAAGCAATCAAGCAGGGTGGTATGATTATTCGTCACAAAGATAAGCATATGAAAATGTCTGCTGATGAACTGGCTAAACTGAAACCTAATCCAAAAGAAATACAGTCTTTCTACAAAGGCACATACAAACTTGTTGATATAGAGTTTGAACCATATATGGCTGATAAACGTCAGATGAACTTTGAAGACATACTAAAAGGTCTGTAGTTGTGGAGAGACATACTAAAGAGTGGTATCAACTACTCGACAAAGTGTTAGATGAAAGAAAAGAAGAACTAAGGAAAGTTATAGAGAAAGCTAGTGTTAAAAGAAAAGCTAAGAATATTCTCACTGCAAAAGCCAAGAAGAAAAAGAAAGAGCAAATCAACCAATATAAAATGACAGTTGGTTGTGCTCACTGTGGTTACAAAGACAATCCTGACATTCTTCACTTTCATCACATAGATCCATCAACCAAGATTGCCAATGTATCACGGATGGTTGGTAAAAATCATTCGATGGAAAAGATAAAGCAAGAAATTGACAAGTGTATTTTGTTGTGCATCACATGCCATCACAAAGTGCATGATATAAAATAGGAGTTATTATGGAAGAAGAACACTACGATGTAGTAGATACATACATTGCCACTGTTAAGAAAGCAAAGACTGGCAAGTGTGAGATATGTCAAGACACTTACGAAAAAGAAATATCAGAAGAAGACAAGAAGCACTTGGAAGAAATAAGATATAAGTATGACCTTGGATTTCATCCTGATGTTGATGTTGACAAGTTTCATTCTGGTATAAGAATTAAATAAAAAGTTCACATGCACTTTTCTACAACGTCAGGTTTTGGTCATGCAAAAAGTTAGATGCGATAAATGTAATACAGAGTTACAGAAATATGGGATTACTTTTAAAGGATTAGAAGTGTACATAGCTTATGGTTGTGTAAAATGTTTAACTAAAAAGTTGGTGAAAGAAGAAGATGATAAATGATAAAGATATAGATAATGCAGTTCATTGGTTGATAGATAATGCTAATGAGATTGCCAATGCAAAAGCAACACTGGTCTACATGGAAGAGTTTAGAAAGTCGTTGAAAGCACAGATAATGAAAGAGCATGCAGAGATGTCTGTGTCTGCACAAGAGCGTGAAGCATACGCAGATAGCAGAATGTTGAAACATCTTGACGCACTACGACATGCCACGCACCAGTATGAAAAGCATCGTTTTACAAGAGAGGCACAGTTAGCTAAGATAGAGGCATGGCGAACTTATCATGCGAATTTAAGGTCTATCAAACTATGAGGGATATGGTCAACAAACCACCTCACTACAACAATGGTGACATAGAAACTATAGATGCCATACAATCAGCTTTAGGTGATGGCTTTGAGTTTTACTTGCAGGGTAATATCTTGAAGTATGTTTGGAGATATAGGCACAAGAACAACGTAGAAGATTTGAAGAAGGCACAGTGGTATTTAAATAAATTAATAAATATCAAGTCTTAACCTGCTTCTTTTATCCCTGCACCTCTCATTATAATTAATCCATTCTTTTGGAACTCGTTGATCTTCTTTCTGATGTTTTTAATTAACTGTTTCTTACGTTCTTCTTCGAGTCTAGGGTTTCTTTCTATCTTTTTAATTTGTCTTAGCAGTCTATTTCTAGCATTATCGATCGCTTTTATCCTGCCATACACTCTTAACTCATCACGATACTTGTCAGTTACATCCTTGATTCTTTCTGTATCTCCTGCTCTTCTAGCAATATCTAGCTCTGCAAATATCGTAAATAGCTCTTTTCTGTTTTCTAAATATGTACCAGTATCTGCTATCTCTGATGGTGT